GCCGACGTTCAAATCAATCACAATATAATTCTGAAAAGACAAAAAGTACATCTAGAAATGTATTTCCCGGCTATGCCGATGGCCTAAAAAGCCTCGGAAAAGGATTTGTACCCACTTCAGAAAGTATTTATCCAAGTGAGGAACCTACTTACTCATTGAGTGAGCAACAAGAGGAAGACAATTTAATTTCAATTAATGAATCTATGAGGTCTTTGGTTGAAGAATTAGAATTAAAAGATAAGAATCTTATGACGGAGCAAAAAAATGAAAATTAAACATAATAAGAAAAGAAATACCGCGTTTGTTTATGAAGCACTTATCAAAGAAGCCACAGAAGCAATTGTAAAAAATGATTTAGAAAAAAAACAAAAGATTGTTAAGATTATAAAAAACTACTTTGCACCATTTTCTGAATTAAAAAGAGATTTAGATTGCTACCGCTCGTTATATGAGACACGTGGCCTAGATTCTGAAACAAGTGAAAAGATTATTAAAGAAGCAAAATTATCTAAGATGCTTATCGACCCAGCTAATTTATTTAAACAACAAACAAGCTTGATAAACGATATTAATAAAGATTTATCTCCTGATATATTCAATAACTTTGTTCCCAATTACAAAACTTTAGCAACTATATTTCAAATGTTTAATGGCTCCAATCCTAAACAACAAATTATGCTTGAATCTCAACTTACTGATTTTATGTCAACCGCCGAAGAAGAAGTAGAGGAAATGGTGCCAATTGATAATATTGTTTACAATTCGTTTGTTAAGAAGTTCAATGAAAAGTATGGCGACAGTTTATTAAAAGAACAAAAAGAGCTATTGATGCATTATATTACTTCGTTTGTCGACAATTCTCTCGAATTGAAGATTTTCTTAAACGAAGAAATTGGAAGACTTAAAGTTAAATTACAAGAAGCAAAAACAACTGATGAAATTAAATCGGATGCATCTATGATTAATAAAACTGATAGTGTCATTTCCAAACTTGATAATTATTCTAAAGAAGTTGTAAGCGAGTCATTACTATTGACGGTCCTCAAGACTCAAAAATTAGTTAAGGAAATTTACTCAGATGTCAGTTCTAGTTAGATTAATACCAAAAAACGAGCCAATTAAAATTAAAGTAGGTGATGCTGCAAGAAAGCCATTACCAACAATTAGGCTTGAATTAAAAATCAGAAAAAGCCTTAGTGGTGATTTAATGATTTTCGACCATGCTGATATCGATATTGTGTTGTCCTCTAAAACCAACAAGGTGACTGCTTTTCCGAAAGAGACTATGACAGATATGGTCTACGGTGCGCAAAATAGATTGTTTGCCTTTCTTAGAAAAAAAGGCATCATTATTGCTGAATCAATTCAGGCCGGCTCTTTTTATGGTGCTTTAGAAGGTTCTATAGAAGAGTCTTATGATGATAAGATTAACTCTACAAAAATGACACTATTGAATATTTCTAAATTTATTGAAGAAGAGCGTCCTTACTTTGAGAACTTTGAGGCTCATGTTGCTGGCGTGGAAGATAATCTTTTAGAACCAGACAAAGCCGACTCCACAGAATTGGGTGAGGTTCCAGAAAAAGTTAAGCAAGGGTCTATTCGCCCGGGCTACTTACGAGATCCTTATTCGTTCTCGTATATGTTTACAATGTGATTATGGAAACTATATTTGAAAATTGGAGTAAGTTTCTTGATGAGCAAAATAACTCTGAAGAACAAGAAACAATAGAGAAGATAAAAGATGACTCAGAAGAAGCTACTGATTTAATCAAGAAAGCAGCTTCTGCTAACAGTGATCAGTTGCAAGCATTGCTTCAAAGCCTCTTAAAAGATCCAGAGATTTCAGCGACGGTAAAAGCACTTAAAGGCGCAGCACTTGAAGAAAACATTAGTGAAGGGGCACTTGCAGATAAAATGCTGCAAACATATATCCAAGGAGATATTGCGGTACAAAAATTTTTTAGTACACCTGCAGGACAAAAAGTGGCAAAATATGGCGGTCCTGTATTGGCGATGGCTTTGCTAGCATTGAAAATTCAAGACCCCCCGGCTGAAGCTGCTGATCTAAAGGCTATGATGAAGCTAGCTAGCCAAGGTTCACTAGAAGGAGGACTGGCTGCTGATTCAATTGCCACAGTCCTTGACGATAATTAATTAGGAGTTAAATTGGAATTATTAACATTTATATTGTGTGCTTACGGACTTACACAAATTATAGTATATGGCAAGATTTTTAGTAATATAAGACCAAAAAAAGGAAGGGCTGGCGAATTATTTAATTGCCCTATGTGCATGGGATTCCATGTGGGTTGGTTTTTAATGCTACTTTCTCCATTTACAGAACTATTTAGCTATGACGTAACTGTAGCAAATTTCTTTCTTTTAGGATGGTTGTCTTCTGGCACGTCATATGTATTCAACATGATTTTTGGAGATGAGGGAATAAAATATGAACACAAACACACTGATAAAAACAACTGCCACTTGGACAAACAAGTGGATGCTTCAGCCAGTTCGACGTTGCTGTAAAGGATCTTAGCTATGAGTCAAGTACTTTTAAGAGAATATTACGAGTTATGCGATGGCGGCGTTTGTCAAGACCTACTCACAGAAGCTGAAAAGAAATTTGTTTCTGAAGGCGGCATGATTCTTTCTGGAATTATGCAAAAAGCTGACACTAGAAATGGAAACGGTAGAGTCTACCCGGCTAAAGTACTAATGAGGGAAGTAGAAACATACAAGAAGCTCGTAAAAGAAAGAAGAGCACTTGGTGAGCTTGATCATCCAGATGATTCGGTAATTAATCTTAAAAATGCATCTCACATGGTAACTGATATATGGACTGAAGGCACCGATGTAATGGGTAAGGTACAGGTTCTCAATACACCATCTGGAAATATACTTAGGTCACTAGTAGAATCTGGCGTTAAATTAGGTATATCTTCAAGAGGTATGGGATCTGTATCTGAAAATAATGGTGCTACAATGGTTGAAGATGATTTTCAACTTATTTGCTTTGACTTTGTTTCTGAACCATCGACCCCGGGCGCTTTTATGATGAAAGAGGCAAAAGATTTAAGTGCCCCAAATATTTTTACAAAAGCTGATAAAATCAATAGGCTTTTAAATGAGGTTTTAAATGAAGAAAAATGAATTGAAAGTTTTACTCAAGCCCTTGATAAAAGAATGTATTAACGAAGTTCTTTTAGAAGAGGGCATTCTTTCTAATGTAGTATCAGAAGTTGTTTCTGGTTTGCAAAGTAACGTTGTTGTTGAAAGTCCCGTAAAACAAAATACTGCTCCTGTTATGTCTGAGCAACAAAAAAATAAAATTAATGAACAACGTCAAAAGTTAATGAGTGCAATTGGTGCTGATGCTTATAATGGTGTTGATTTATTTGAAGACACGGAACCTTTATCATCTCGCGAAGCTTCCGGTACCTCTGCTGGTTCAGTTGATTTAGGGAATTCAAGTGACTCAGGTGTTGATATTAGTTCCCTAGTTGGAAATGCCTCACAAATATGGCAGGCGATGAAATAAGGATATATGATGAATAAAAGACGCAGCGCGAATGTGCTTGTGACATCTAGAGAGTGTCGCGGAAATCATGAAAGAATGATTAGAAGATTTATTAAGAAATGCAAGAAAGAAAGAATTGTTGAATTATATAGAGAGAAGAGCAGATATAAAAAACCATCCGTCGCAAAGAAAGAAAAACATATTCGTGCTTTGCGCGATAAAGCAAGAAGAGAATTAAAAAGAAAGAGGGCGCAAGAAAAACGCCAAAGAAAAAAATAAAGACTATTTACAATGAACACATTATATTTTGGAGATTTTAGAAATGGCTAATTATAATCCGGCCGGCTGGAAAAACGCCGATGTAGGAATTAATCACACACCCGCCTATCAAGTTAGTGGCCGGCCCTTTGCTTCGGGTGGCATTGAAGCACTCAGCGTGGTAGAAGTTAAGTTCCCGTATGTAACAAGATGGGTTCAGGTTATCAATAAAGCTGGCACCCCACTAAAAGTGGCATTTTCTCATGAAGGCCTTAACGTCGCCGGCACCGGAAGCGAGAGCTTTTATTACACAGTTGATGCGAGCGGCTCCAACGGATATGGAAAATCAGAAGTATACGAGATGAAAGTATCTAGTTTGTGGTTTGTTAAGTCTGGCTCCGCTGATGGCAGCAATGTATTCAACGTAGTTGCTGGCCTCACCTCAATTGATAGTAGAAAGACCGCAAATAACTTTACCGGCTCATACGAAGGAGTTTAATAGTCTATGGCTTCAGGATGGGCATTTGTAGATTGCACCGAAAGTGGTGGTGGTCAGGCAGCAGGGCCAACTGGCTCAGTTCAGTTTTTGACTGGTGCTAACGCCACTAGTGGCTCTACCAATCTTTTATACCATACTGCAAGCGCCGGCGGGCTTCCTGTTAGTACGCTAGTTTTATCTGGAACATTAATTGTTACCGGAAATATTAGTGCAAGTAGCTATACAATTAAAAACATTTCAGAGATTGATGGTACTGGATCTACGTTCTTTGGTGATACAGCAGACGACATACATGTCAGAACTGGTAGTTTAGCTTTAATGGGTGGCGGAGCAGCCACCTTACCTTATTTTATAGCTAATACAGCTGCAGGTAGTTTACCGGCAAGAGTCCGCGTGCAAAGTGCGTCTATACAAATGCATTATAGTGCAGCCTTAGCGCATACAACATCTGTAGCAACAACGTGCACAATTGTTGGTGTACGCCGCACTGGTGAAGCAAGATTAGTATTACCAAACGCAAATTCGTGGGGCTCTAAAGGCGGTGCTTTAATGACAATTAAAGACGAAGTTGTATATAGAACCGGCTCAATCACCATAGTTCCAACTGGCTGTACTATTGACGGCGAATCTTCATATGAATTGTCAGGAACAATGCCTGCAATTAACTTGTATTCAAATGGTACGAATTGGTTTGTCTATTAATATTTGTATTCTCTAATTAAACATGGGAGACAATGTTGAATGGCGCGTAACAATTTATCGGGAACCGTAATTGCGCCGGCCTATTTCGGGCCCGGTATATCAGAGGGAACAAATATTCTCTCAGGGAATCTTAGCACATCTGATGCAGCTAATGTCATTAATGTTCCTCGCGTATCAAATGCTACCGACAATTCAATTGTAACTAATGTTGGTGGTGATGCGAATAATTTAACTTGTGAATCGAACCTAAAGTTTGATGGTGGTACTAACACATTAAGCGTAACTGGTCATGTTACTGCCAGCATCAGCATGTCTTCATCTTTCTTTTACGGAGATGGTAGATTTTTAACAGGCATCTCAGCCAGCGGCGGCGGCATATTTACAGAATTGGCTGCTAATAGAGCTTTCACAACTAGTAGTATTTCAGTTGGTGCCAATACAAGTCCGTCAAGTACTTTGTCAGTTGTGGGTTCTTCGTTTTTAAGTGGCGCTGTCATACATAAAAGACACGCTACAACTGCAAATTACTTAGTTACAATTACAGATTACTACGTCGGTGTTGATTCTACATCTAATACTGTTTTACTTACATTACCAACCGCCAGTACAACCACTGAAGGCCAAACTTTTGTTATCAAAGATGAAGCCGGAAACGCTAACAATAACAATATAACGATCTCTTGCAGTGTCGGCGGCGATAAAATCGACGGTCAAAATTTTATTGTTTTGGAGTCACCCCGTGCATCAGTTCAGCTTTATTGTGATGGGGCGGCAAAATACTTCATCTGCTAAGATTTTAGGCTTCAAAACGAACTAATTATAGATGACGCAAAGTTTGCTTTGTGTTGTGTTGCATCAGTTTATACTATGCAACAAAACCATATTATTAAAACTATAAATGGAGGGTTTTTAAAACATGGCTTACAAATTTCAATTAGACGATGCGATTTTAAGTGGATCGTTGGCTCAAGAAGGTAACATTGACATTATTGACAGTGGTGTACTTCAATTGGCTGGCAGCACTGCTATTGATGCATCCAAAAATGCTACTTTAGCAGCTGTCTCTGGTTCTGGTAACCTTAGTATCGCTGGTACTGTTAGTACTTCTAACGAGGGCTTCACTGTCGATGCTGATGGTGATCTTGTCGCTAAATCACTCACCGGGCTCGGATTGATTTCTGGCTCTAATAATCTTCATATTGCTGGCACTGTTAGCACTTCTAACGCTGGCTTCACTGTTGATGCTGATGGTGATCTTGTCGCTAAATCACTTACCTCTAACTCTAATGTTTCAGGTTCTGGTAACTTTTTGATTTCTGGTAGCATTGCTGCTGGTGATTCTAGGTTTACTGTTAGCGATGCTGGTGCTGTGGCTACCACTAGCACTATTTCAGGAACGCTTCTTGCTTCATTTGGTCAAGTTCGTGCCGATGGTGGTTTAACTATGCAAGGTACCGATATTATTTCGGCTGCTAAAGCAATTGCAAACGTTACTAGTATTGACGCGTCCGGTGATCTTACCGTGGGTACAATTACAATGGATGAATTTACTGTTGCTGCAAACGGTAACACTGACATCGATGGTACTTTGAATGTTGAAGGTGTTCCTACCTTTCAAGCAGGTGCAGTCTTTTCTGGTGGTGTCACAACTGCTAACGCAATTGCTGGTGCAACCACAATCACTGGTTCTGGCTTGTTGACAATGAATGATCTTAGTATCACTCAAACAGCATTGTTCTCAGGAGATGTTGCTCTTTCCGGTGCTTCAGAAGCTGTAGTTAGTGTTGCTGACGATAGCATTTATTTCTTGGATGCTACATCTGGTAAAGTTCGCAGAGATACTTTTGTAGATTATGCTGCTAAACTTGTAGAATCAGAGCCGGGTCTTGGCTCTGCAGGCGGTAAGATTCAATTTGATCCAAACAGTCTTGCTTCTGGCTCTATTAATGTTGCTCAAGACTTCTTTGCTTTTGTTGATGCAGATGATACTGACATTCCTAAGAAAGATAGCATTGTTGACCTTGTGGCAGCAATGGCTGGTGCTGGCCTTACCGCTACCGCCGGTGTTCTTTCAACTGATGGTGGTTCTGTTACAGTTGGTGCTGATGGTGGAACTCTTTCCGAGGGTTATAACTATTTCACCGGTACTGTAAATGCAACCGTCAAACTCCCAGCTGGGCCTAGTGTTGGTGATGTTGTTGTTGTTAAAGCAGGAAATACTGCTGCTGGACAGAACATTACTATTGAAGTACAAGGTTCGCACTTGATTGATGGTGACGCTACTAACATTCACCTTGAATCACCATTCGCAGCGGTTTCACTTGTGTACGTTGTTGCTAATGATTGGAGAATCGTATAATCGTCTAACCAATTTTATTGGTTTATACACTACTGGATGCCTCTCAATGGGGGGCATCCTTTTTTTATGACTACTTACTAACGAACGTTCAATTAAGGAATTAAATTTAATATGGCCTATAATGTTTTAAAGGGGCTCGTTGAGGGCTCTGTTGATCAATATGGTGATCAAAGAATCGAAGGTGTAAAAGTATTCAAAAACACCATAAGCGCAAGTGTTTTTTATGATACGGATGCTGAAAGCCCATGCGCTACCATGAAAGATGTAGCAATTACTAAATTATCAGGTGGAAGAAAAAACGGTCTTATCAGCTACGATAGTAACGGAATAGCTAAGGTCAATCACAAGCTAGTATATAAAGATAACACTCTTGATGTTGAAAATGTTGTAGCTGCTACTTTTAACGGTTCCGCAGAGGGTTTATGCAATATACCAGTAACAGAATTTGCTGGTGAAATAAAAGCTAATTTTATTAAACATGGCCTCGGCCTACGTAATGTTGATGGAGAATTACAAGTATTTGCTGGTGATGGAATAAAAGTTGAAGACGGTAATGTCGATATAAATTTAAATTCTAGAAGTGGCTTATCAATTAAAAGCAAACAACTTTATGTAGATCCGACGAAATCTCAGCCAATAACTCAAGGTGGACAAAATCTCAGCGACCAAGATTTGTTATTGGTTGCAGACATATCTAGAAATCAATTACAAAACACCACACTAAGAAACTTGTACGACAATTATATTGATGTAAAAATACCAAAAGCAAGCGGCGGCAATGGACAATTACAAATTAAAAATGAAAGTGGTTTTGGTGCATCAGAAAAATTAACTTACGACATAGGTAAGAATAAATTGAATGTTGATGGCTTAATTGTTGCTGATAGAATTACCACTGAAGGTAAATTTAAGTGCGAAGGCTCAGTATATAAAAGAATTATTAAAACAGATTCACCGAATTATGTGGTTGCTGATGATGACTATACAATATTATGTGATACAGTAAAAAACAAGGTGACGGTTAAATTACCACCCGCATGTAATAATACTGGAAGAATACTGATTATCAAAAAAGTTAATACCGATAAATACAGTATTAAATCTGAACCAATTAATATTGTAGCTAAAGATTCCATAATTGACAGAAAAGATGTTATGGTAATTAAAATGAATTATTCATCGAGAATGTTGCAGTCTGATGGAGAAAATTGGTGGTCGATTGGTTTATCGGGCACCTAATATAATATAAGAACTATTTATGACGGAGGGGCAGTGTAAATGGCCTATAATAAATCTAAGGGTAAACAAAAACATGGTGACGTAATCTATGATAAGGATACGGACACACAGATAGATTTCGAACAAAACGAAATTAAATTTAGAACGGGAGGATCTGTTAGAGGTTCTTTTACTGATGGAGGTTTATCTGTTACAGGCTCGCACATAATTGTTGGTGAAATTTCTTCTTCACTTGGATATTCTGGCTCAACCGGATATTTTAACCGCGAAGTTATCGCGGGTGTAATCTCTGGTTCTCAGGTCGAAGCGCTAGGCGGATTCTTTGATATCATTGCGAGCCCCAATAACGGCGAAGCCAATGCAAGAACTCTCATTACAAATGGCGGAATACTTTCATCCTCCCAAACCACAGCATTGAATGCTCTCGACATTGGTGAAGGAACATTTACCGTAAGTAAAGAAGGTGTTGTTGCCAGTTCTGGCAGTGTTAGTGTTGCCGGTGTGATTTCTGGATCATCAACCGCTACCTTTGCTGGCATGCTTCAATCCTCGAACGAAAATTTCACAGTAAGCTCTGACGGCGTTATCAATGCTAAAAGATTAATCGCAACATCACACATAGTTGGCGGTGGCAGTGTAACTGGCGCTTTTGGGTTTAGTGGCTCTGCAGGCCGATTTGATGAGCATGTTGTTTCTGGACACTTATCAGGAACTCTTATTCATGGTGGGACTGTCAACGTTGGTGAAGGAGTATTCACAGTAGCTTCAGACGGTGATGCCACCGCTAAAAGGCTGAACGCAACATCACATATAATTGGCGCCGCCACCATAACTGGCGCTTTTGGGTTTAGTGGCTCTGCAGCGCGCTTTGATGAGCACGTTGTTTCTGGGCACTTATCAGGAACTCTTATTCATGGTGGGACTGTTGACGTTGGTGAAGGAACATTCACCGTAAGCAAAGAAGGCGTTGTTGCCAGTTCTGGTAGTATTTCTGGCACTGTTCTATCTGGCTCAAGCACAGCTACATTACACAGCCTTAACGTTGGTCAGGGTATGTTCACGGTCAGCAACGAGGGCGCGACCGAATTAGCTAGCCTTGATATTGTTAACGGCGGAATTACTAATGCCGGCTCAATTGCTGGCGCTACAAGTGTCGATGGTTCTGGTGATCTTACAATGGGCACAATCACAATGACCGGATTTACGGTAGATGCTGATGGAGATACGGCTGTAAAAACACTTTCCGCATCTGCAAATATATTTGGCTCTGGATTACATCTTACAAAAGACGCGCCAACTGTATTTTTTACAAATAGTGCAGGCACCGGATTGGCTTCAATTGGAGTTAATGCTTCTCAAAATATTTTAATCCAAAATGATACGACAAATAAACATATTGTATTTAAAGCAAATGATGGTGGAACAATAAGAGAGGGACTAAGATTAGATGGCGCAATTCCTGAAGTCGTTGTAAATCAGACTTCTGATTCATTAATGGATTTTCGTGTTGAATCTGATAACAATACTCACATGCTATATGTGTCGGGGGGAGCCGATAAGGTGGGGATTAACACCAGTGCCCCTACTCAAACATTTTCAGTAATTGGCTCAACTATAGTTAGTGGCTCAACCCACTCAAGTTATACAGTTAGGGACACTGCTGGTGGATATGCAATTAGTGCTCTCGATAACGTTATAGTTTTTAATAATGCTAGTGGTCAAACTGCAACACTACCTCAAATCACAACAACTAATCACGGAATTCAGTATTACATCAAAAATATAGGTAGTGGCGTTGTTACAGTGACTGGCTCAACAGGTCATGAAAATTTTATCGATGGTCAGCAAAGTTTGTCACTTTCTCAAGGAGATAGCGCTAAGGTTATGGGAATCGCTCTTGTAACTGGCTTCGAATGGTTAGTACTGTCATATTATAACGTATAAGCACTGTGGTCATTAAATAAATGGATTTTCAATTGTGTCAACACTATTTACATTGAAAAACTGTTTTTATAGGAGTCATATAAATGTCATCTTTATTGGAGCAAGCAATCGTTGATGCGAGTGCCCTTAAGGAAGCAGCGCTTAAAAACGCTGAAGCTTCTGTCATTGAAAAATATTCTGACGAAGTTAAAAAGAATCTTGATCAAATTTTAGAACAAGACGATATGGGGTTAGGAGCCCTAGCCGGCGATGCTGCCGCTGCAGCCGGCCCAGACGCTGGTGTTGACGTACCTCTTGGTGCCGCTGAAGGTGAAGATCTTTGTCCGTGTCCCGATGAAGATGAAGAAACCGAAATTGAAATTAACTTCGATGAACTTGCAGAAGCTTTAAAAGCCCTCAATGAAGAAGTAGAAAACTTGGAAGAAGACTCCGAGGAAGAAATTAACGAAGTGGAAGTAGAATTAGCCGAAGAAGAAGAAATCGAAGAAGAAACCGAAATGGATTCACTCGTCGCAGCTATTATGGAAAAACTTTCCGAAGAATTAGAAGAGCCAATCGAAGAAGGTGGTGGTGCTGAACTTGCAGGTTCTGCTGCAGCCTCTGTCGCTGATAAAGAATCTCTTGAATCCGAAGAGGGTGAAGATTCTAAGGGTGATGGCGATGACGATCCGGGTTCTTATGCTGGCGAAGAAGGCCAAGCAACTAACGAAGATATTGATATTGATTCTCTTGTAGACTCTATTGTAGAGAAGCTTACTGTTGATATGGGTGCTGAATTGGCTGGATGGGCTGGGCGCTCATCTGAAGACCAAAAATTCCAAATGGAAAAAGAAATCGCACACCGCAGAAGCACAGAAGTCCAAGAAGAATTAGAAGATTTGAAAAAAGCTCAAGAAGAGTTGGTTTTTGAGAATAACCAACTTAGCGAGAAAATTCAAAACTACGAAAACGTAGTTGAGCAATTGAAAGAAACCGTCTATGACGTTAATCTTTCTAACGCTCGTTTATTATACACGAACCGCGTTCTAAGAAATAACTCCTTGAATGAGCGACAAAAAACCAAAATTGTCGATGCAATTTCCAAAGCTGGTTCTGTAAATGAAGCGAAGACCATTTTTGAAACACTTCAAAGCACAGTGGAGTCGAAGCCCAAGCGTCGACCAGAAACACTTGGCGAAGCAATCAGAAGTCCGTCTTCTGTCATTCGTGCTAGCAGAAAGGCTGAAACCCAAAAGGTTGATCCTGTATCTGAGCGAATGAAAAAACTAGCAGGTATAATTTAATAATTTAAAGGAGAAATTAAAAATGGCTGGTATTATCGACAGACTCACCGAAGGTGTAGTCAACCGTGATATGCGTGCCGAAGGTCACGCCCTACTCTCTAAGTGGGAAAAAACCGGACTTCTTGAAGGAATCAATACAGATCGCAACAAGCAATCTATGGCTCGCCTTCTTGAAAACCAAGCAAAAGAATTACTTCGCGAGCAAAGCTCTATGAGCGCTGGTGATGTTGAGGGCTTCGCAGCCGTCGCATTCCCAATTGTCCGTCGTGTATTCGCAGGATTGATTGCAAACGATCTCGTTAGCGTTCAGCCCATGAGCCTTCCAAGTGGACTTATCTTCTTCCTTGACTTCGTGTTCTCGCCCGATGCGGCTGGTGCTCAAGAAGCTGATGATGGAAGATTAGGTAACCTCCGTAACAAGTCAATTTATGGTACAAACCAAGTTGGTGCACAAGTTACCGGTGGTGTTGATCTTCTTGGTGCCCGCACCGAAGACCTTTCAGGTCCTCGCACCGCAACCGCGCGTGGTTATGGCTATGCAGCCGCAACCGCTTCCGCAGGAACTAAGGGAATTATTAAGACTTCTTTCTCGCTTACGTCTTCCATGACTGAAGCACAAAAGAAGCTTCTTCAATACGATCCTGATATTCTTTCGAAGATTACTCGCAACGGAACAGCAGCGACTCATGCTGTTTGTATTGCTGCAATTAGTGCCTCTGGATTAACTCAATTAGATCGAGAGAATTTGGCTGCAATTACAGCAAGTAACGCAGCGACCGCATTAAGTGGTTGTCTTCAAAGCACTGTTCCTCAGTTGGTTCGTCGACTTACGCGCTTGGACCCAGATGCGGCCGATACCGCTGATAACGCCCAAATTCTTCTGACTTATGTTGGATTGACTGGTTCAGGTACCGACGAAATTCGAGTTGCTAACAACAATGCTACTGGCCGTGGTGGTGGTGCTACCGATGAGATGCCAATTCCATCTCTTACGTGTTCTTTCCCACAGCGTGATAATATTACTAAGGCAGATACCCTTGGTGCTGTTGTAGGCGCAAGCCCGTTCGCGCTTGAAGCAGAAGAAGCGATTCCAGAAATCGACATCAAGGTCGATTCGATCGCCGTGACCGCTATCACCAAGAAGCTCAAGGCTAAGTGGACTCCAGAGTTAGGTCAAGACCTTAACGCTTACCACAACCTTGATGCTGAAGTTGAGTTGACTAGCATCCTTTCGGAACAAATCGCTCTTGAAATTGACCGCGAGATCCTTGCAGACCTCGTTAACGGTGCAACTGCCGGTACTTACTACTGGTCGCGTAACCCGGGACAATTCCTTGACCGCACTACTGGTGAAGAAGTTGGCGCTAGCTCTGCTGCTCCTGACTTCACCGGTACTGTTTCCGAGTGGTACGAAACTCTCGTTGAAACCATCAACGATGTTTCTGCACAAATTCACCGCAAGACTCTTCGTGGCGGCGCTAACTTTATCGTCTGCGGACCTGAAGTTGCCAACATTCTTGAGTTCACTGCTGGATTCCGTGCTTCTGTCACTCACGATGATGAAACCGGTTCGGTCGGTGCAGTCAACGTTGGTTCGTTGAGCAAGAAGTTTGATGTAATTGTTGATCCTTACTTCCTTCGCAACGTAATCCTCGTTGGACGTCGCGGTTCCTCTTTCCTTGAAAGCGGATATGTGTACGCACCGTATGTACCACTGCAAACTACTCCTACGATCTTCGGACCAGAAGACTTCGTGCCACGTAAGGGTGTTATGACCCGTTACGCGAAGAAGATGGTTCGTCCAGATATGTACGGATTAGTCGTGTGTCGTGGTCTTAACGGCTCATCGGGTGCAACTAGCTAATAGTTAGCCCATAGCTGCAGTGTAAAGCCTCCGTTTTTTGACGGGGGCTTTCCTGTATCTGAAAACTATTTATGGTGCGAGAATATAAATTATTCCGTACCATATGTTTTTGACATGATTATAAATGGAGGGTTTTAAACATGGGAAGTAAAAGAATAGGCTTAGCGAGAGTTGAGGCTTTAATTGAAAATTTAAAAAGAGATCTTGATATTAGTCAGAGCACCCTTTCAGGATTGCAAGCTCAAAAAAAGGCTGAAGATCCAACATACGGCGCCGGACTTATTAGCACTGAAGTTGCACCAGCAACATATGTTAGTAAATTAGCAAATGGCGATATTGTAACCACTATTGATATCGATCTTACTGGCTTGAAAAAGGCCAGCGACGTCGGTGATGTAATTGGTCTTGACGGTGTTGCAGGCGCATATGCGCTTCAGTATGCTACCGCAACACACGGTATTCTCTACAGAGTAGAGCTTACTTGTCTTGAATTGCCTACAGGTACTAACGTATTGAAAGACTTTGACTTGATTTTACACTCAAGTTCAACTTTAGCTTACGACGGTGATGCATCCGGTGGTGAATCTATCTTTGCGGCAACTGAAAATATTGCAAAAGGGCAAACCATGACTAATGAAACAGTTGGCACCGTAACATCTGGAAATTACCTCTACCTTTGCGAAGGGGCTACTTCTACCGGTGCTGCAGTGTTCACAGCAGGTAAGCTTACAGTTAGACTTTATGGAAGAGCATCTTTCTAATTTAAACTGTAGTGACTTCATAATTTTAAACCCTCATCCATCTTGGTTGGGGGTTTTTTATTGAAAATGTCGATCCCTCAAAAATTTTTCCCAGTAATTTTTTGAGATTTTCGTTTTTCAAAAAAGATACTATTTATTATGTTATATAGGAGACCCTAATGGGCAAAAAACGCAGACTTATTAATAGTCAAAAATTTAATCTTAAACATCGAAATCATCCATTATACAGAGACAGTGTTTCTGAAATTGAAGTAGAAGAAAACGTCGTAGAAAATCAACCAACAAAAGTTGAAGTTGCTGCAGAGGTTGTAACACCCGTTGTAGAAGAAAAACCAGTTGTGAATTCAACCGTAAAAGAAAAAAAATCTACAAATTACACTAAAACTAAAAACACATTAAAAAGTACAGCCAAGACCACAAAAACAGCGAAAACAACACGTACACGCTCCAGAAAAAGTAAAACCCAAGTATCTAAGTCGGTATAAAACGCTAATAGACTTGGGCTTTGTGTTTTGCTAACTATTTATTTAGTAGGAGGATCCGTGCGTGCCGGCCAATTTATTACCAAGATCGCAACAAAGCGCGATCGTATTACCTTCAACGGGTACATTTAGTGACGTAGCCAGTTCTTTACCTTTTGGTATGTATACTGGCTCCGCTGATTTCTTATCGGGTGCCACAGCACAAGTTGCTTACACTTATAAAAAGCTTGGTGGTGATGTAGTAGACATTGAATTGACTCCATCTAACGTTTATTCAGCATATGAAGAAGCAGTGCTTGAGTATTCATACATTGTTAATTTACATCAAGGTAAAAACATCTTATCAGATGCTTTGGGTAATACCACGGGTACGTTTGATCATAAAGGTGACTTAACTGATGGTCCTTCTGGCGCTAACTTGAAATTTCCAAAATTTCAATTGGCATATGCAAATAAAGTTGGTGATGGTATGTCTACTATGGCCGGCCAAGGCGGAACTACTAGATTCTATTCCGCATCTTTTAAGGCTGTAAACAATCAACAAGATTACAATATACAATCTATAATTTCTAGTTCGTCTGCTTCTGGTCTTAACGACGCAGGGGCGCCAGTTGACTACACTGGCAAAGTCAAAAACAACAGAATCATCATTGACAAGGTTTATTATAAGTCACCTGTTGCAATGTGGCGTTTTTTCGGGTATTATGGTGGAATTGGCGTTGTTGGAAATTATTCAACTTATGGTCAATACGCCGATGACTCAACTTTTGAAGTTATACCTACGTGGCAAAACAAAATGCAGGCTATTATGTACGAAGATTCGCTTTATACGCGAACATCTCACTATTCATATGAAATTATGAATAACTTTATTAGGTTGTATCCGACGCCATCCAGCCAAGAGCATTTTACAGGCCATTTAAGCAGAATTTACGTAAGATTTAGAATTGATACTGATGCCTATGAAAGCGACAATGACTATGATGATGGTATGGAAGGTGTTAATAACTTAAATACGCTACCATTCGATAATGTGCCGTTCGAAAACATAAATGCCATAGGTAAGCAATGGATTCGCAAATATGCACTAGCATTATCAAAAGAAATGTTAGGTCAGATTCGTGGTAAATTCGCTTCAATACCGATTCCGGGGGAGAGTGTAACACTTAATGCATCTGACTTGCTTTCGCAAGCAAAAGACGAACAACAACAACTTAAAGATAAGCTAATGGAGATGCTTGATAGCACCGAATATTCAGAATTAGCGAAGAGAGATCAAGAAAAGGTCGCAGCAGTTGAAGAAACTTTACGTAGAACACCGCTGCCAATATTTGTGGGGTAATGTGAATGGCATACGATGATGAATGGTCCAGACCTAAAAACCCACCCCCGCCATTATTTTTAGGTGAGAAAGAAAGAAACCTAGTTAAGCAGGTTAACGATGAGTTAATTGAAAAAGTTATTGGGCAACAAATCCTTTACTATCCAATTGACATAGATAGAACCAATTTTCATGATGTTTATGGGGAGTCAATTCAAAAAAACTTTCTGTCTCCTATACGTGTTTATGTCTTAGTTGATTGGGATGAGTCTGCGTCTACTTTTGGATACGTTGATGGATTGCACGTTGATTTTAGTTCTGATATTGTGGTTCATTTTCACAAAAGAAGACTTTCAGAAGATCAAAATCTTTACACAAGAGTGGGCGATTTCATATATTATGGAGATCAGTACTATGAAATTACAACACTGAAAGAGCCTAGGCCATTATTTGGTCAAGTAGATCAATCTTTTGAGATTACTGCAGTATGTACTAGAGCAAGAGGAAGTTATTTCGATGCCAACTGATAAAACAGAACAATGTCCCATAACAGTTCCAAGATCAACTTTGGAAACTATTGATAGGGCACTTTACGAATGGGTCACAGAGACTTTAAATATTCAGGCAACATATCCTGATGGCTGGAAACAAGTTCCAATTCTCTGGGCAGGCGCAGAAAGAGCTTTTCAATCTAAAAATGATGTAAATCTTAGAGACAGTAAGGGAAATATAAATTTACCTGTTATGACAATTGAACGAACATCTGTTAATAAAGAAGAAAGAGGTTCATTTTATAGTAATATACCTAGAGATTCTAAAGGGGGCACCTCAACTGCATTTGTTGTAGGTAAAAAAATTGATCAGCGTAATACTACAAAGTATTCTGCTGCTAAAAATACAATTGAAAATACAAAGTCGCCGTTCAATATCAGAAGAGATAACAAAAAAGTTGTTTATGAATTTTACACTATCCCCGCACCTGTTCATGTTAACGTTTTATATAAAATTCAAATAAAAGCACAATATCAACAACAAATTAATGAAATATTAACTCCTTTTTTAAAATATCCCGGCCAAATTAATGGATTTATGATCGGCCAATCACCACACCGCTACGAAGCATTTCTTCCAAAAACTTATGATGCTGCTAACAATGTCACATCTATAGGTGATGATGAAAAAATGTATGAAACTAACATTGAGATAAGGGTCTTAGGATATTTGCTTAATGATGATAAAAATTCTGAGTACTTAGAGATAGAAAAAAGGCAGTCAGTAGTCGAGGTTCGATTACCGCGAGAAAGAATATTGATTGGCGACAAGCATCCCAATGAGGATGATGGAAGATTTTATAAAGAGTGAAGTGTCTTTTAGATTATATTGTAACTACTTAGATAGTGAGATTTACTGTTACGAAGGAGCCACAAAACCATGGCAGTTGAAAAATTCAAATTTTTATCCCCCGGCGTTTTTATCGCAGAAGTGGATGAATCAATTAGAGATACCCCCCGTCCTGAAGACGGCCCGATTATCATTGGCCGCACGGAACATGGGCCCGCAATGCGCCCTGTTAGTGTGGATAACTGGAGCGATTGGACTACATTTTTTGGAAACCCAATTGATGGAACCGGTAAACCAGCCTCAGAGGTATTAAAATCAAGAACTGGCGGAAAAGCAGATGTTTACAGGCTTGGAAATTATCAAGGCCCAACATATGCAGGATACGCAGCAGAAAGTTACTTAAAGTCAGGAGCGTCACCTGCTACCACTGTTCGCTTATTAGGTATGGGTCCTTCTGGCGCTAGCACGGATGCCGCAAAAGCCGGATGGTACACAGAAACTACTGGTGGAGCAGCCGCATATCCGAATACTGTTGAGTCCGCCAACGGTGGAGCTTGGGGATTGTTTGTTTTCCAATCTGCATCAGTTGGGCCACAACGCGGTGGCGCTGGCGGCTCTGGTGTTGGCTACAATATGAGCGGTACACTAGCTGCTATTTTCTATCTTTCTGAAGGTAACGTAAGAGTCTCTGGTTCTATTTTAGCAAATGAGGATTATGGAACAACTTTAACAAGTAGTGCTTACACGCTTATATCGTCACTGAATACTACGCTTGGTGGTGCTGGTGCGACTTCAAATACGTTTGCATTAGAATTTAGAGATCAATCTGGAACTGTTTATAAAAAAGCAGTTGTTGATTTTACTAAAGGCTCAACCAATTACATTCGCAACGTGTTGAACGTTGATCCAGTAGCAACAAATGCTAATCTTGTTGGTTCATCTAATCAACAAAAATATTTCTTAGGTGAAACTTACGAAGAAGCAGTTGCTCGAATTGTCGGCGCTGCAGGTGCTGGTGCGCAATACGGAGCAATTATGTGCTTACAATCTGGTTCCGCACTCGCTACAGCCGAGGGCCACCACAGAATGTTGTCGGATTATCAATACGCAAAAACTGGCTATATTTTCTCACAAGATCTTAGTGCGGATAGAGCTACTTTCGATCCGGCTAATGGTGAAAGAGCAGAAAGATTATTTAGATTCTGTGCGACTGATGCTGGTGAGTATATTCAGAAAAATATCAAAATTTCAATCTCTAACATTACTGATGCATCATATGAGGGTGGATACCCGACTTTTGATGTCGAAGTTAGAACAATTGGTAGTCGAGATAGCAAACTTGCAACTGAAGGTCGTCTTGAATATTTCCAAAGATGCAATTTAGATAGAAACTCTAATAAGTTTATTGGTCGAGTTATTGGTGATTATTACTACGAGTATGATAAGGCTAATGAAAGATTAGTTAGATACGGAGAGTTTCCTAATCGCTCCAGATATATTCGTGTAGAAATGTATTCTGACGCTACTCCGATTAATAAGGGTGCCGTACCATTTGGATTTGAAGGCCCACTTAAGCCGAGAGACTTTGCAACTATATCTGGATCAAATCAGATGTTTGCTTATGATCTTGCTGCCAAAGATACGCTTGTTCAAGCATCTGAACAAGTTAATACCATGGTTCAATTTCGTACAAAGTTTAGTTGGCTATCCTCTGATCAAGAGTCTTTGTTAAGAGCCAAGGAGTTTGCATCAGCCACAGGTGTTGATTACACTGCGTCAATTCAATTTCCTTCAACCAGACTTCGAAGCACTAATTCAGATGCTGGAGATTCTACCACTAAAACTAAGGGCGCCTATTTTGGCTTCTCAGCACTTAAGGTAGGAAGCGACCAGCTTGACCCGGGCGTTGTTGACTATTTACGTCCGCTACCATTTGGTCTTCAATCTGATTCATTTACGCCCGGTGATGCATCAGAAATTTCATACTACTTTACTCTTGACGATATTGTTGGTACCGCTGACTCAGCGACATATACATCAGGCTCTAGAAAAGCTGGAACATCTCGAAGTGCGGTGGGTTCAGAAGGCTGGAAGTCTACAGTTGGCATCGGCGCGAAGAATTTCTCCTTGCCTCTTTATGGTGGGTTTGATGGTCTCAGAATCAACGAAAAAGAGCCATTTAACAACTCGGATCTCGCTGGTACCACTAAGGCAAGCTATTATGCTAATTATAGTCTTCGCACTGCTCTTAAGACAGTCGAAGATGCGGAAGTTACAGAGGCCAACATTCTTACAATTCCGGGTATTACGGAAACTACTATTACCGATGAAGTTATCAGAACTGCTGAAGAACGTCAAGATGTTCTGGCGATTATTGATGTTGAGGGCGGCTATGTTCCAGCCACTGAAAATTCCAATAGTAAAGTCACTAGAACTCCTAAGAGCGTGGCCACTGCAGTTAGCAACATAAAATCGCGCCAGCTTGACTCATCTTTCGCTGCATGCTACTATCCGTGGGTATACATTACCGACACGCGCACAGCCGCGACCGTATACCTTCCACCATCAGTTGTGGGTCTCGGAGCCATGGGTCGTTCAGACGCCAGTACAGACCAAGTTTGGTTTGCTCCTGCAGGCTTTAACCGCGGTGGAATTAGTAAAAACCAAATTAATCTTCAAGTTGGGGGCGTTACTCAGCAACTTAACAGAGATGACCGTGATGAACTTTACGAAGTCGATATTAACCCAATTGCTAACTTTACTCAAGAGGGTATTGTGGTCTTCGGCCAAAAGACCTTGTTAGCCGATCCATCAGCGCTTGACAGAATTAACGTTAGAAGAATGTTGATTTACGTCAAGAAGAAAGTTAGATTAATTGCCAATGGTATCCTTTTCGACCAAAACGTAGAGGATACATGGAATAGATTCAGAAATCAAACCGAAGATTTCCTCAGAGGTGTACAAACTAACTTAGGTATTTCAGAATATCTTGTTAAATTGGACAACACCACAACGACCGCCGATCTTATCGATCAAAACGTTTTGTATGCCAAGGTCTACATCAAGCCGGCTCGCGCAATCGAGTTTATTGCACTTGACTTTGTTATTACAAGAACTGATGCAGATTTTTCAACATACTAATAATTAATACTAAAGGGAGACAATGAAAAATGTCATTTTGGACAACAGAAAAAGGCAGTGAGCCAAAAAGAAATTACAGGTTTAAGGTTCAATTTCCGGGCTTTCAAGCCAATCAAGGTGCTTCGGGGCCCGCCGGTACCGATATTGTTTGGTGGGCAAAAAAGGTTACCAAGCCTGCATTTACAGTTGGTGAGACAACTCATAAGCTTTTAAATCACACTTTTCATTTTCCCTCTACTGTTACTTGGGAGACCGTAACACTTACTATGGTTGATCCAATTAATCCCAGTACCACTAATTTAATGTTGAATCTTCTTCAAACTGCCGGCTATAAACTTCCCGGCCAAACTTTGTCTGAAGGAACTGTAAATAAAGCACTAATGGGTGTTGCTTTGGGAACAGTAAGCATCATACATTTAGATGCTGACGGTAGCGCACTCGAAACTTGGTCACTTAAGAACGCATTTATTAAGTCTGTTAAATTCTCTGATTTAGATTATGATTCCGAGGATCTTTCAACATGCGATCTTGAACTTAGATACGACTGGGCAGAACTGGTCACCGCCGCCGGCACCACAAAGGTCACTGGGACCGAAACCCCAGCTGGTCCGGCCCAAACGTGGAACTGGGGTGCTCCAAGCACAGCAGAAACCGAATAATCAAACAAACGACAAACGTGAGGTAAAAATTGTCAGTTAGAAACAACGAAGACAGAACAGCTTCTGTCGCAGGTGCAAATTCTCCCGCACCTACACAATCAGGGGGAGATCTACTTTCATTTGTAAATCCAACTGAATTAGTAGAGCTTCCATCGAAAGGTCTTTTCTATCCCGAGAATCATCCTTTACATAAGGCTGAGTCTATCGAGATTAGACAGATGACTACAAAAGAAGAAGAGATTCTTACATCTCAGACACTTTTGAAAAAGGGCGTAGCTTTAGATCGTCTATTGAGCAGCTTAATGCTTGATAAGACAATTGATCCGGGTACGCTTTTAGTAGGCGATAAAAACGCCATGCTAATCCAAGCCAGAAGAACTGGTTATGGCTCTGATTATAAAACTCAGGTTACATGCCCAAATTGTAGCACACAATCATCACTAACGTATGATCTTGATAATTGCCAAAATTATGATGGTGGTACCGATTCCGACACTTTGACAGAATTGGGCGCATTGTCAACAGATAGGCTTACATTTAGAGTTAAATTGCCAATAACTAAAGTTGAGGCAGAAATCAGATTAATGTACGGATACGATGAAAGTGAAATTGTACGAAATCAAAGAAATAAGGCGAAGAACAAAGACCTTAATTCTGCGATAACAGACAATCTCAAAAGAATTGTGATCGCATTAAACGGCATCGAAGATAGAGCCCAAGTTGAAGGCTTTTTAGAACAGATGCCAGCGGCTGACGCGCGATATTTAAGAAGAACTATAACACAGCTTACTCCAACAACAAAAATGATGCTTGATTTTGATTGCTCATCCTGCGGCCATAGTGATGAATTGGAGGTGCCGATTACGGCAAACTTTTTTTGGCCTGACCTCTGAGTATCTTGAGCAAATATACGAGCAATTCTTTTTCTTAAAATATCATGGTGGCTGGAGTTTTATAGAATGCTATAATTTACCAGTCGGACTGCGAACATGGTTTGTAAAACGACTAATAAAGCAGTTAAAAGACGAAAAAGAACAAATGGACAAAGCTTCCAAAAGATAATATTTACTAAGACCGTAAGAAATTACGGTCTTTTTTATTGTGAACTAATTAATATAACGAGGGCAGACCTATGGCTGAAGATGATGGCAGTAAGCTTGATAAAATTAAAGCTAGTTTAGAAGGCGCTAAAGATTCATTAATTAATTTTAGTAAAAGTCTAAAAGATGCCCTTAAAAGTACAGAAGAGCTTACTGATGCGGATCGCATACAGGCCGAGGCCATTAAAGACCTAATTGGTGGTTTTGAGAATCTTAAACAAGTACAAGATGCAATCAAAGAAAGCACAGGCGATAATTCTGCTGAAGCAAAAGAATATAGAGCAGAATTAAATAAAATTGCAGCAGCCTTTAAGGAGGCTGAAGCTGCAGCAAAAGAAATGGAAGGCACCTTTGGTGGCTTGCAATCATCAATGTCAGAACTAGGCTTAAAAGGCTTAGGTGATGCCACCGATGGTGTTGCAAAATACATGCAAGCTCAAGAAGAATTAAGAGTAGCACTTGAAGCCGGAACAATTACTCAAGAAAAATATAATAATGCTTTAATGCGGGGAAGAATTCAAATGGCCCAGTTTGCATTGAGCCCCGCAACCCGTGCTTTTGAAAAAATATTTTCTCAAACTGTAAAATTAGCAACCGCCACCATAGACACTACTAAAGGTCTTCAAAGATTTTACGGTGCTTCTGATGAGGTAGCCAAAGGTTTGATAAACATGCAGGATCAGACTGTTGGAGCGAATATTGATCTCAGTCGTCTAGGTGTAACTTCTAATGAAATTTATAAAGCTTTTGAAACAATGAGAGGTGAATTTGTTTTGTTATCTGGTGATACTATGAAAGCAAATCAAGATTTTATAAAATTTGGTGCCACATTAGAAAAAGTTGGAGTTGAAACAGCACAATTTGGTAAAACTTCTAATACTCTAAACCGTGTTTTTGGTCAAAACGCCGAAGCTACTAGAGATTTTGCTTCAGGCTTAAATGATATAGGTGTCGCTCAAGGTCTTGGTCCGGGTGAATTAGTATCAACTTTTAACGAATTATCACCACAAATATTAAAAATAGGAAAAGATACCTCTGATTTAACTAAAACCATGAATAATTTAGCTTATGCTTCAAGGCAGACTGGAATAGAAATGGGAAGAATTGCAGACTTTGCCGCAGGCTTTGATACTTTTGAGGGCGCAGCAGATAGAGTGGGTAAATTAAATGCTATCTTAGGTGGAGATTTCTTAAATGTTATGGATCTAATGGCTGAAGAAGATCCAGCAAAAAGATTTCAAATGATAACTGACGTTCTTAAAGATCAAAATAAAACTTTTCAAGACATGGCATATTATGAAAGATTGGCTATAGCCGAAGCCGGCGGCTTTAAAGATGTTGGTGAGTTGGCATTAGCAATGTCTGGTAATTTTGATCTAATGAGCAATGCAGTTGTCCAGTCACAAGATTCATTCGTGGAAGCTGCAAAAAGAGCAAGAAATTTTCAAGAAGTGCAAGAAGAGCTTCAAAATATGTTGGTACAAATTGCCAATACGCCGGGATTCCGTAAATCTGTAATCGGCGGTATTGAAATGTTTATTGGATTTGTGGATTTTATTGCTCGTCAAGGCAAATTAGTTATTGGAATATTAGGCACTTTAACCATTGTCACTAAAACTTTGGCCGCGGCCAATCTTTATTTGGCATTTTCAGCAAAAGCTGCGAGTGCCGGCCTAGGCGGTGGTCCAACAAAAATGGGATTAGGCGGAATTGGTGTTATCGGGGCTTTAATATCTGTCGCTTTTATTATAGCTGTGATAGCATGGGGCTCTAACCTTATTGATGTGGTTTATGCGTTATCTTTTGCGATGATAGCAATTGGTGTTGCTTCTCGCATTGCTGGCAAAAGTATGAATATGGGAATGGTGAAAGTTCTTCTTGCTCTTGGCGGCGCTGTTCTGCTAGCCATGGCCGGAATTGCCCTCGCAGCAGAAGGTATTGCATCAATGGCAGACTCTGTATCAAATCTGAATGCAGAACAATTAGCAGGGTTTAATAACGCTCTAATAGGCCTTGTAGGGACTTTGGCGCTGTTTACGATTGGTATTGTAGCTCTCGGCTTATTCGCCACTGGGCCGCAAATGCTGGGGATTCTCGGCATTGGAGCTGCATTTTTAATGATTGGAGCCGGAATTGGTGTAGCAGCCGCTGGTATGGGTGTATTTGCGGAAGGAGTCGGAACAGTTGTCGAGGCGGTTGGCTCTCTTGTAGAATCAATGGCTACAGGAATTGCAACCATGACAGACAGCTTTGTTAAACTGTTTGATTCAGGAGTCGGTGGTGGTGCACTAATTGGCATGGCTGCTGGATTATTCGCCATGGCCGCTAGTTTGGTGGTATTTGCAGCGGCACTTGCAATTCTGACACCGGCTGTGTTAGTATTCCAAGGAGTGACAGCTGTTGGTAGGTTATTTGGTGGTGGTCCAGATGCAGGCGATATGGAATCATTTACAGGAATGATAGAAAGTTTAGCTAACATTAATCCAGACAATTTAACCAAGACAGTAGAGCAGGTTTCGAAATTGAGAAATGAAATGAGCAATATGATGGAATCTCCAGATATGATTAAAGACTTCACAGACATGCTCAAGGTATTTGAAAGAGATATGCAATTAGCGGCTACGATTAATATGCAAGAAAAAGAGCAAAAAGCTGAACTTACAATTACCTCTCCAATTACTATCAAGGTAGATGATAATACACAACTGATAGGTAAGATCGACGAAAGAGTGTTGGCTAAGCTTAATTTTACTAGAACGTGATAGTTATGTTAAAGGAATATAATAATGGCTAAAAATGGAAATAATGACGACGATAATCCTTCTGTAAGCACCAGTGGTGAGGGCGTATTAAGAAAAATTTATGAAAGATATAATACTAAAACTTTCAATTCTAAAGCCACAAGGCAAGATCCCTCCGATGCATTTTCAAATAATTTATTTTTAGAATTTTATCATGTCGCATCAAAAAACAGTGTTAAATTCATGGCTTATTTAGATGATTATAATGAAAATTATGATGTTAATACAACCCCAACTGATGTTTATGGCCGCGCTGATCCTATTATGACCTATAGAAGCACAAAAAGAAATATTTCGGTTAGCTTTACAATTCCAGCTAGAGATCGAACAGAGGCTATTGAAAATGTCAATAGATTAGCTACACTTATCAAGTTTTTATATCCTGCGTATAAACCAATAGAACATCTTTTGGGAGAAGGAGATCAGCCATTAAAATATTTCAGCTCTGCTACCACATTATCAAAGCCACCGCTGATTCGTATGAAGTATGCAAATATAATTTCAAACAACATTACCTCACAGCAATCTTCAGCAAAAAACTCAGGATTATTGGGATTTGTTACAGGCCTAAATCATACTTATAACAACGATTCTGGAGGTTTTGATACTATCGGTGAAGATGGATCTCCATTTATTCTACCAAAAATCATAACTGTGACGGTAAATTTTGCACCGATTCATGAGCACCCAATTGGGTGGACCAGTGATGATAACCTTTGGATTGGTACATCAGAGAATCACAAGATTTACGAACCGGATCAGGGCCCAAGAGATTTGGATATTAATGAAAGAGCACTACCTACGTTTCCGTTTGGAATTGGCCCCGAGATGCTTGGCATAGAAGAGCCTCTTACAGAACCCATCGGAATCGGTGGCCTCGGGCTGACCGACACCGCTGGCGATGAGATACCAGACACAAGTGATAGTGCCACTGGCGACAAAGAGGATGCTCTTCTCGCAGGTAGTGGAATCGTAGGTGTTGAATCACAAAACACAGGAACAAATTAGGAATTGACAAATGGCAAGATATAATGTAAGATCACCAATAGCTTTATCGAAAAATGACGACAGATATGAATATTTGTTTAAAAACAGAGATGCTAGAATAATTTACAAAACTGCGATGGTAGAAATGAGTGCTATGACAGATGCTGAGAGAGCAGCTGTTGACACCAGAGTCTATACTTGGAGATCTTCAGACATGTATTGGAAAGTAGCTAAGCGTTTTTATGGAGATCCAAGACTTTGGTTTGTAATTGCGTATTATAATAAAGCACCGACTGAATTTCATTTAACGCCGGGACAAAATATACTAGTTCCCGCCTCACCAAGATTTATTTTGGATAAATTAGGAGTCTAAAATGGCAGATAGCGGTGTTATAAAATTAGATGAAGGGCTAATTCAAAGAATAACTGAAAGTGGATTTCCAAAAACTGGAATTAGAGATAAACTTAAAAAACCTGTAGATAGCTCAATTGGTAACCAAAGCTTTGCTGCAAGTCCGATCTACCTTGCGAGAGGCGCCGGCGGCACAATTAAATTAACCGCCGACCGGGGGATCAAAAATTCAATTGTATATCCGGTCAGCCCCGGTGCAATTCCAATTGCCAAGGCAGGCGCCTTTGTGAGGGCGGCTAGTCAATCCACCGACGCCGGAAAATGGAATACAAGCAAACGTGTGCTTAATGCATTATACAGTGGTGGCGATATTGAAAGAATTATTAATATTCTCATTAAAGAGGGTCTTGAAACCGTGGCTCACTCCGAAGCTGGTACAGTAGCTGGACAAAAGACTGGTACTGAATCAGAAGATGAAGTTGCAAAAAAAGCTGCAGAATCTACTATTGACGCTTATCTTCCGCCAGCAGGAGGCAATTTGCCTAATGGTTTTGATCCTGCACAAAAAACTGTTGTTGCTAATTTCTTGAAAGATACTTATAAAATTTTTAATTTATATAAAAGTATATGGGGTGGTCTTGGTCAGGCGCTTATGTATGGACAGCTAGAAGAAAACAGCGCCGCGGCATACATTGAAGAAGTATATGGTGTGGGCGGCACTTTTGAGGGTCTTGTGACTGGCGCAAGATCTAAGGATTTTATCGTTGATGATATTGAATCAAAAATTAATTTTGTTTTAGATAGAAAAAATGTTATTTTAGTTGGACCTTTGGGCTTTGCAAGGCCTGTAGACACCTCTGTCGATTTTGACAGCTTGATTGATTACAGTAGTGCAAGTTTTACATCTGGCTTAACCGATGCCAAGGGCCAGCAAATTTATTCTTTTGGTACAAATGTGGGTGTCACGTCAGCCAATAAAGCAGTTGAACAAATTAAAAATATGGAGTTATATCAAAATTATTTTGAGTTATTAAAACTTTATGCTGAAGTTGTTGCAACACTAGACGGCCTCCGTGATGATGGCGAGCTTGATTACGATGAACAGTTAGCTATTTCCGAGGCTCAAAATGCCACTAATTTAAATGACTTAAAGGATATTATAGAAGCTGCGACAGCTGCAGCCGGCGGCTCCGCACCGATTAGACCTCGAACACCACCAGCAGGGAAAGAATCGGCTACTGAATTACAAAAACAATCAGCAGCCAATATCAGGACAAGCATTAGAGATTATCTTACAATAAATACCCCATTATTCGCCGCGATTAAAGAAAAACGAAGAGAAATAGCATACGACGAACATGCATCTTCAGAAACAGATGTTGAACAAACTTTTCGAGGTGTTTATCCAATTGAAGGAAAGCCTGAGTGTGGAGTTAGTCAATTATTATATAACGAAAATCAACAAAAGCTTTTAGATTTAACACCGGCAGAAGTGTCATCGCTGGTTCCGATGGTGCGACTGTTTAAGATAGGTAACGATTTTGAACAAGAGATTCCTTTTGAAAGTAATGCGATTAACAATATCGAAAACGATAAATCAAGAGAAATTAATTCAGGAAATTTTATAGAAAATTACAATCGTGGAAATTCAGTCGGTATTAGAAGTTTAGAGTGGTCTTATCAAGGTACAAACCCGGCGAATGATACAAAAGATATATCACTGACTTTAACATTATTTTTTCAAAGTTTTTCAGATATTTTAAGAAACAGGCACATTGGTATACCGGGCCCAGAATTTTCTGCCGGTAAAAATAAGCCCGGTGTAAATACATTTTCTTATGCTGATTTAATTACAAGACCCCGAAGATTAGCCAGCAGCACCGACCCAAGTATAAGTCAATCAGAATATGATCCAGAATACTATAGAATTAAATTTTTGATCGGTTACGCATATTCTGACCCAATTAACGGTGCTGGTGACATTATACCAAATAATAAACGATTAGCAATTGACACAACTGTTCTTCCAATCATAGCAACGTTGATTGACCATCGTTTTGATATCCAAGAAGATGGGTCTGTTAACTTAGTAATAACATACAGAGGTTATCTAGAAGCTGTGGCACACTCTGAAGGAGCCAATATTTTCTCAAGCCCTGAATTAGAAATAACTTATCATAAGGCTCGAAATGTTTTAAAAACGGTTCTTGCTAATTGTGAATCTGGTCAAACCGCGGAGAACCTTAGAAAAAATTTAACTTCCGAGCTTGATTGGTTTGGTAAAGAAATTCAACAACTAGTTTTTTCAAAAATTTTAACTGAATTACGAGCCGAAAATAAAATTTATACAACATATCCTAGAGTCGAAGATTTAATATCTAGAAAAATTGTAACTACTGATTTAGATTTGTATCCTCCGTCAGAGCCAAATACATACAGCGTTATTTCTGAGATTATTGATAATGCTAGAAAAGCTGCAAGCAAGTGTGAGCATGCTGATAAAGAAAAATGTGTTGAAGATATATTTTCCAGAAATGTCACTCCACAATCTATTATTTCTGAAGGCAAGCGAGTAGTGACATTTTTTTATGTTAGTGATTTAATTAAAATTGTTAAAGGCCTTGTTAATGAAAATTATTCAAAAAATCAGGAAAAGAAAGGAACGGGTACTGCTGCACAAACAGCTTTTAAAAATACTAGAATCGTCCTTACGGATATTAGAATGACACAAAATCCTGAAGATCCTGTATATGATTTAATTGTTAATATGGGCGATATACCAATTTCAGTTGAAACTTTCTCAATTTGGTTTGTTAAACATATTACAAAATATCAAGGAAATAAAAAATTCCCTGAGTATAGTTTTGGATTGTTTCTAAGAGATTTATTAAGTACAACATTAAGCAAATTTAAAAATTATACTGATGAGTCTGGTACATCTCATACTTTAACTGATACCACTTCTATTCAAAGAGCACAAGTATACGCACCGGTGGATGCAATAGGTGAATGTGCACAAAAAAACAAAAAATTAAATTACAATTTATTTATTCCCGGCGCCGAATGTAAGAGCATTACAAGAATAACACAAAATAGTAAACATGGCCCCGGCGAAAGCGAAGAAACAATGCAGTTTTACTCCAAGCAAGCAGCCGAAAATTGGTTTAATTATTTTATATTTTATCCAAGAACTGCGGCGCTTAAATCTGATCCATGTGAGAATTTTCCCAAGCCTACTAAAGAAAACTTAGACAAAGGCTTTTATCAATTTAATTTTGGTGTCAATAGTGGGATGGTTCAAAAAGTTTCATTTGAAAAAGATGATCAGCCATATGTTCGCGAGGCTAGATTTTTTGCTGCTGAAACAAATTATAAGAAAAACAAACTTTTACAATTGCGTGAGCCATACAAAATAACAATAGAAACATTTGGACTGCCTAGTATTTTTCCCGGCTCTATATGTTTTGTGGACTCCAGATGTATTGATTTGGCACTTGGTAATATTTCGGATAGAACTTCATTATCGTATATGCTAGGTTTTGGGGGCTATCATTTAATAACGCACGCTAAAAATACGATAGGCCCGGGTGAATTTAGGACTACACTGACCGCTAAATGGACATCGCACGGCACAATTGATACTTTAAATGATGCCCTTGCTAGAAAGCCGGCAAATGCCCCAACTACCCCTGCGGATAATTGTAATTTGCGCTCAAAAGAAGATAATAGTTCTAAAGATGCAATCCAAAAAGCATTTGAAGATCTTGGTTTTGAGGGTCAGGTTTTCGGTGCAGGTACAACTGGTCTTGATCCTAATAGAGCTAGATTAGGAGAAGAATACCCAGAAATTCCTGTTTCTGAAGCATTTGCAAATATTTTACATGATAAAGTTAAGGATTTCGGTTCAAAATAATGAGTTTTAAAGGAAAAAATAGTCTCGGAACGTTTGAAGGGTTTTTAAATCGGCTTAATTTTAAAGTCAATATTGACGCTCAAGTTAAAAATAGATCAGAATTAAATGCAGAAAATTCTAGATTTGCAAAATGTATAAAAGACTTTAGATTTGCTGAAAATTCAATGTATGGAAAAATTGATTTGAATGGGATGGCTGTCGTGTTAGATCCAAGTGAAAACGACAATATATTAAAAAAAGCTGGCTCATTCAATGAAATAGGTCAAATATTTGTTGTAAATTTTGTAGCAGATGCTTTTTCTGATATGGAAAAATATTTTAAGGCTGCTAGACAAAACGGTAAAATATTATTAGATGATCCATATCTTTCTACACCAACGCCGTATAAAGGCTATGCAAGCTTTGAAGATATTAAAAATACTGCTAGACAAGTAGTTTATAATAAGCCATTTATTGATTTTGTTTTTGAAATGGAAGAATACACTAATCAAAACCTTAGCAGTTTTCATGTTTTTATGAACAATTTTTTATTTTATGTAGAGCAATTCTCGTCAGAAACACCATTTACAAAGCCTGAAATGGTAAAGAACAAGTTTATACCGATTCGTGCTTCGGGACTTGTTATTGAATTAGCAGAGGGAGATTTTTCAAAAGATAACCCAATCGATCTTTTATTTTATCAGAATCCTAATTTCGATTATTATTTGAACGTGGCGATGAAAGTGGGGTTTTCAGTAGACAAAAACGCACCATGGCGCTTAGTAGCAGACTTAAGTTCACCAACGATGAGAAAATATATGGCAAATTACAACATAAATGGCCCTGCAGATTTTTTTAATAATTATTGTAGAATGGCACACACTAATGATTTTCAAGAATTTATTGATTTTACATTAAATGCGTATGCACAATACGTTGATAGAAAAAATTTAACAGCACGACCACTTCAGCGGGGTGATATTGTTTTAACTAAAAAATATAATTTAGAAAAACTTGACGAGACAAAGGTTTATCAAAATTATGGTACTGATTATTTTTTAAAAAAATACATTGAGTTGAAAAATTTACAAAATCAAAATTTTGTTGGTAAACGAGAAATGAAAGTTTTAAAAGAAGAAATGAATGAAATTCTAAAATTGAAACAAACAAAATTTGAAAGACATAACAAAATTTCTTCTATTGTTGATGAAAAATTTAAAGGTATCCGTGGTAAAGGAACCTTAAACGATATTAAGAAAACTTTTCTTGACAATCAGCGTAAGAAATGATATAATTTAGTTGAGGCACCAGTGTATTTTCAAACATTAGATGACAAAACAGAATGTGTGGGCGTATATACGTCTGGTAAGTTGAACTTTGATGATATTCCTGAAGGCCTTACAAGGACATGGAAGTTTACGGGTTCAATTTCCGACGATAGTATCGAATATGCATGGCTATATAGTGGTGGTAAGTCATTGGCCGAAGTTTGCCCAGAGCATCTTAGAGAAGAATTAGACACGGCTCAAAAAAAATTCCGTGCATTTATTAAGTCTTTTAAAATTGGTAAAGTAGATCTGAGAAATTTTTGTTTTTTCGATCTTGTTCCCCACGATTTCCTATTAGAATTTTGTGAGATTAGAAACAAAATTACAAGGCATGTATTTGAGAATTTTGAAAAACCCAAAAATTATGATCACTTAGACGCTGCTTACAAGCTTGTCCATAAGATCAAGTTTCAAAATTTATTGATTAATAATGAAGATTGTAGGCACTTATTTGTTAATTCAATAAATCGCAACAATGTTCAAAAGATTTTAGCTACATCACCACATGTTGATTATAATATTTTTGGAACAGCAACAGGTAGGTTCACAACCAGACCGGATACATTTCCAATTTTAACCATGAAAAAAGAATATAGAAAACTTATTAAACCAACTAATGATTGGTTTTTGTCACTTGATTATAATGGTGCAGAAATTAGAACACTTCTTGGTCTAAGTGGCCAAGAACAGCCATCCGGTGATATTCATGAATGGAATATGGATAATGTAATTAAGCGCTCAGATATTTACAGAGAAGAAGCTAAAACGCTATTCTTTTCGTGGCTTTATAATCCAGAGTCAAGAATTATATCAACAAATTATTATAATCGAGAAAAAGTACTTGACGATTGGTATGATGGCGACTACATTAATACGCCATTTGATCGAAAAATCAAAATTGATGCACGTCGAGCATTTAACTACATCATACAAAGTACAACTTCGGATATTGTAATAGAACGCGCAATAGAAATCGATAAATTTCTATCAGATAAAAAAAGCTTTATATCTCACATTGTTCATGATGAGATTGTTATTGATTTGAGTAATGAGGATAGGGAATTGGTGCCTGAAATTAAAGAAATATTTGAAAAAACAAAACTTGGTAATTTTGTGTGCAATTTGGGTGCTGGTCAAAATTATTTAGAACTTCGAGGGCTTAAGCTTTGATATCATTAGTTGGAATAGGGACTGCTGGTTCAAATATCGTTGGTCAGTTTGCTGGCAATAAGGAATACAAACTTTATCAATTGTCTAATCAGTTTTCAAAGACGTCTGGTGGCCAATATAAGCTTAAAAAATATGATGAAATAGAGGATTACGAAAAAAACATTCCTAAGCTGTCAAAGTTCTTCAAAGGAATTAGCAACAATGTGCAGGCATTTGTTTGTGGCTCTAGCAAAAGCGCAGTGATGACACTGGGGATTTTAGAACAAATTAAACACACTAAAATAGATTTATTCTATATTAGACCAGATACTGAATTATTAATAGGTGATTCTCGACTTCAGGAAAGAGCAGTTTTTGGTATCTTACAGGAATATGCACGTTCGGGTTTGATTAACTCAATAACAATTTTCAGTAATCCGATCTTAGAAGAAACAATAGGAAATGTACCAATTAAAAAATACTTTGAAACTATTAACCAGACTATTTATTATAGTGTGCATTACAAGAATTTGTTTGACCACACACAGCCTATTATTGGCAACCTAAGTAAGCCTTCTGACGTACAAAGAATACGCTCTCTAGGTAGACTTGACACCAACAAAGTTGAAGAAAAATGGTTTTTTGATCTTGACATGAGCCGGGACGTGTGTTATTATTTCTGCATATCTCAGGAAAAACTAGAAAAGGATGGCGGATTACATCAAAGAATTATCGAAAAGTTAAAACAAAAACCGAAAAATGCTTTTAAAAATATAACGTATGCGATTTACGAATCTCCATACGATGAAGATTTTGGGTTCTGCGTTGCCCACACTAACGCAATTCAAAAAACTCTTGACAAGGTAGATCAAGAGTGATACATTAGATGTCAAGGAACGCTTGATATACTTTATTAACAAAAAAAGGAGAAAAATATGTCTATTAATATGGAACTAATGAGAAAGAAGCTCGCCGCACTTCGTGGCGATGGAAATGGAAATGATGGCCCGTCTATCTGGTTTAAGCCAGATGAAGGTGACCAAGATATTCGGATCGTACCAACGAGCGATGGCGATCCGTTGAAAGAGTTTTTCTTCCACTATAACGTGGGAGATCATAAGGGTGGTATCATGTGCTCAAAGCGTAATTTTAATGAGCGCTGTCCAATTTGTGACTTCGCTTCAACGCTTTGGCGCGAGGGTGTTGACAACAATGATGAGGAAAGCAAAAAGCTGGCAAAGTCACTTTTTGTGCGTACCCGATACTTCTCGCCAGTCGTATTGCGCGGCAATGAAGCTGATGGAATTAAGGTATATGGCTATGGCAAGCAAGCTTACGAGCTTCTGCTTGGCTATATTCTTGACCCTGAGTATGGCGACATTACCGACATTAAGGAAGGTACAGATATCACGCTAACGTATACTAAGCCAAATCGTCCCGGGGCATACCCGCAGACTAATTTAAAAATGCGCCGAAATACATCGCCACTCTTGGAAGACCAAGAGTCTATCCCCGGAATGTTAGATAACATGCCTGACTTTGATAGCTTGTTTGAACGCCTCACCCCAGAGCAAATTGACGCTATCTTAGACGAACAAATGGCTGGTTCGGCTTCTGCAGAAGAGCGCTCATCTGAGAGCACTCATTATGCTAATGGTGCCAGCGATGTTGACAAGGCATTTAATGACTTGATGACTGGAACTTAGTAGGCCGATGGCACCCCGGCAAAATTGGGTGCCACTATATTCTATACGGAAAAGGAGAATGTTATGGAATGGTTAAAATCACAACTAGCTCGATGGAAGGTTCAAGTTAGTTTTGTTGCTGGAGCACTTGTTGTAGCGACTACTTACGGAACTTGTACCGTTGAGCCACCGGTGGCTGAAGTTAGTGAAGCTAGCACTGTCACCGAAACAGTTGAGGTTGAGGCAACCACAAATACAGTCGAAGTTTCTGAAACTACTACCACAACCAATGAAAACACAGGTAATTCAACTGAGACAACAACCACTACTGAAACAATTTCAGAGTGATTAAAGCCGCTGGCAGACCGGTGAAAAGTCTGCCGCTTTTTATACCTATTTTGAATGACGATCGTTCTAATTATATAAGATTATGGAGAACATGAATTATGACATATAAATTTACCCTTCCTGCACCTAGGCCTACAGCTGATTACTGGGTTATTGGAGAGGCTTCTGGCACGGGTGACATTGGCTATGCAGCCAACACCAATAGAGCCTCGTGGACATTTTATGATAAAAGCCCCGGTAATTCAGCATCACTCGACGGTGCTTATGGAAAAGATGGCAATGGGAATGGTATATATGTTTTTTCGCAATCTTCTAGTGAAACACCGGGCGAGCTTGCAATTAGTTCTGATGATATCACCGATGGTGTTCAGTGGACTGGGCTTAATTTGGTGGGAGGTGGCCAACAATTTTGTGATGCCGTAACGTGGTCTAATGATTCAACAAACTCTACATCGGGTGTATGGATGGTTGGACGACGAAACGGGCATGTTTATCGCAGTACCGATGGCGCTTCATCTTTTAGTGAAATTACTTTGCCAAATGACAGTGGTGATCCAATTTTATCAATAGCAGGTAATGGCAGTGGAAAATTTGTGACAGGACAAGAAGGCAGATTATTAATTAGCACTGATGATGGCGCATCATTCTCTTCTTCAACACCTTTCACCGCCGAGCAAATAAATGGCGTAGCTTATACTGGTGCAACATGGGTTGTGACATATACTAAAACCGGAGAGACTAATTTGTTTGCCAGATCAGCGGCCGACTCCGATCTCACCACTTGGAGTGCCGAGCGTAATTTAGGCATTCAAAAGCCTGCAAATAAGGATAACGTTAATACGCCCGATAAAAGAGCCAGCATAGCTGCTGCAAATGGTAGGGTGGTTATTGTCTCTAACAAAATTGAAGCAATTGCTACACTTGATATTAGCGGCACAACAACAAGTAATTTATTAAACCCAACATTCAGCCCCGGCATTGAAATACGTGATATTGCCACAGATGGTTTCACATGGATGATTGTGGGAGAAGGCGGGGATATCTACGAGAGTTCTAATGGTGGCGAAACCTTTGCGAGAACCGTTGATAACGTCCGAGGTACAGGTCGCGATCTGCAAGTTGTTGTCGCATCAAAACACTTACCTTTATAAAAACGATCGTTCTTGCTTGACAATTGCAGTGTACAATGTTATTATATGAATACCACTATTAGGAGGGTAAATGGCGAGAAAGAAAGCCGTGAAAGCGGGCCGTGTTGGTCTGCAAGATTTAATGAAGCTTGTTAATAAAAAAGCTGGGCGTCCTGTTGCGCATGATCTAACAGGTGAAAATCCGACCGAAGTTAAAGAATGGATTCCCACTGGCTCAAGGTGGCTGGATTCAATTATTTGCAAAGGTCAAAGAGCAGGTATTCCTGTTGGGAAGGTAACTGAAATTGCAGGCCTTGAGGCAACAGGAAAATCTTATATGGCAGCACAAATTGCAGCCAATGCACAAAAGACAGGTAAGCTAATTGTATACTTTGATTCTGAGTCTGCAATTGACCCGTCTTTTCTTGAGCAAGCAGGCTGTGACCTTGAAAACCTTATGTATATTCAGGCGTCGTCAGTTGAGTTTGTGCTTGAAACAATTGAAGAATTATTAGGTGCAACTGATGAGCAGATGGTATTCATCTGGGACTCTTTGGCGCTCACGCCATCTGTATCCGATGTTGAAGGTGACTTTAATCCACAGTCAACCATGGCAATGAAGGCTCGTATTCTTGCAAAGGGCATGTCTAAACTTGTAATTCCAATTGCTGATAAGAAAGCCACGTTCATTGTTCTGAATCAATTGAAGACAAATATCCCGCA